GTTGAAACAAACCTCATTAGCCGACATTACTTCATAATGATTAACGACGATTTAGTAAGTAAGGACAATAGTCAGTCAGCCCTAGGCTTAGCGGGGGTTCACGATTGGTGGGGACTAAGCCATTCCTTGCTTCATCCCAGGGGAATTGAGATCAATATTGGGACTCGTTGGCATCCAGATGACAATTATGGAAAAGTCATTGAGAAGTTTTGTCCAGTTCCGACGGAGGATATTTACAATAGGCCGATTTCAGAATGGCATAATGGCGATTATCATGTGCTTCATATCAATTGTTGGCAAGACCCTGTAAATGAAACAGGCTCTACGTTCCCTGTATTGTTTCCGCAGGAAAGATTATATGATCTTAAGAAACAATTAGGGGATAGGTTCTATGGACAATATGAGAATCATCCACAAAAGTCATCGCGCAATCCATTTAAAGTTATGTGGTTGAGGCGATGGCAGTTAGAAGATATCCCCGAAGTTAGATATACAATCATGTTGATTGATTCAAGCGGAAAGGCAAAAAGGGATGAATCGTCTGCCACTGGAATTAGTATTGTTGACTGTGGCTCTAACAATATTTTCTATGTTAAATATGGCAAGAGCCTCATGATTACCGATAAAGCACTAGCTGAGCATATAGTTGATACTGCTCTATTGCATCGGCCAGATCAGATAGGGGTTGAAGATGTTAAGTTTCAATCTCTAGTTGACTTGGTTGAGTTTGTCGTAGCGGAAAAAATACGACATAAAAAAATCCAAGAAGAAGACTTGGATTATGTGAAGTTAATTCACAGGCTTATGATAGAGTTGAAGCCTCATGGAAGGCCAAAGACAGTGAGGATAAAACAATTAACAGGCTTTTTTGAATCTGGGCAAATCCTCCTCCCCCAGACAGGGGCAGAGGACTTGGAAAGAGAATATGAACGTTATCCATCAATCAAGGATGATGTTATGGATTCTCTAGCTTATATACTTGATGTCTATGTTTTTCCTAAGCCCACTGACCCTCCGAAGTTATTTGTACTACCTGATAAATTAAAGATGACCTCGTCAGAACGGATTGAAGAGGAATGGGATAAATATCGCGGTGATGTTTATTTGGACGGAAGTCCAGCAGACGATGAGCCTAATGTAGAGGAAACATGGCTAATGTAAAATTATTTACTCTCCGCGCTTCCGCCGCGACCACGGCGGCTGGCACTGAAGTAGGGGATTGGGTTGATGTTGATGCATTTCACGAATTGTATTTGGCGTTAAACGTTACTGCCTTTGCTTCAAGGGCTGACGAAACCCTTGATGTTACCGTGGAGAGATATTCTCCCATTACAACCGGATATGTCACAGTTGCTACCTTTACTCAAATTGCTGCAACAGGCGCGGATGAAGAAGAGAAATTGATTCATATAGCAGTAAGTCCGTATGTTTTTGGCGGTAAGATTAGGGCAAGATGTATTACGGCTGGAACGTGGTCCAGCAAGAGTATCACTTTCGAAGTGAAAGGGTACAGTAAAGTCTAATGTCAGTGTCGCCATAGCGCACGATTAGATAAGGAGATTATATTATGGCTTGGTTAAAGGGTCAAGAAATTGGCGGGTATGTCAATATTGACAAACGAGTAAAGTTTAATGATTCCGTTATTGCCGATGCATTGAATCAGAATCCGTGGTCAGATGTTTATTACGTTGATAATGACAATGGAACTGATGGGGCATTGTATGGGACTAGCCCAACTAGAGCATTTAAGACTCTGACGTATGCAGTGACACAGGTTGGCTCAGATGACGTAATTTATGTTCGTGCAAAAGGTGCGGAGACAGATGCTTCTGATTATAGTTATATCACAGAAGGCGCACAAGTCACAGTGCCTTATGCGTCTGTAAATTTATCTATTATCGGAGTTACTAGACATTTTAGAAATCCGTATATGGGTGTTTGGTTTCAGCATGGGGCTACAGATGGTGATACAGGATATGTTTTATTGAATTATGCTCCTGGGTTGAGTTTGTATAATCTTGGTTTTTCAGCTAAAGATTATATTAGGTCTTCTTATGGTGCTGTAAGCATGTATGGAGGCCCATACACCACCTATGCTGGTTCTGTCGGATTCTCTGTTTATAATTGTTTCTTCAGAGATGGGCAGTTAAATGTGTGGGGTGGTTATGATAGCTGTACTTCAAATTGTACATTTAAGGCTAGCGGTAGTGCTAATTCAGGATGGTGGTCAACAAGTAATACATATCCTACTGGTGGGCATCAAGTAATCAATTCACACTTTGGGGAAATGTTTGCAGACAATCAGGCACTTCGTTATATCTATTGCGTTGCTGGTGCACAGAAGGATATGTTGTTTCAGAATCTTACAATGGGTTTAGTTCCTGCTGATAATCACTATATGTGGTTTGGTGGTTCAAATACTGGATTAGTTTGTGATATTCGACTTCAAAGTGCTGATGTTACATACGGTACTGACGATACTGATGATGAGCTTTATAGTGCTGATGGTGGAGTTCAGTTCTTGCTGAAAACTATTGAAGACGCTAGCGGTGCAAATCCTGGAACTTAATTATGTATATCATTATCAAGGGAAAAACAAAGATAGGGAAGACCCATTCTGAACAAGAAGAAAACCTTCGTAAAGAATGGGGAGGAACTATGACTGATGCACAGCTTGATAAGATGAAGTATGTCGAAAAACTTGCGAAGGCAAGAACCGGAACTACTGAAAATTTTGCTCAAGTTATTAACTTGGATAAGGTAAAATAAGTTGATGGCTTTGGGGATTGAGCCATAATCAATCCCTATTTACTCTAACAGGAGATGAAATGATATTTTTAGAAGCATTACTTGTCGGAGTATTATTTTGGCATGTTATTAGTGAATTCTTGCATAGACTAGAACGACAGAAATTAGAAGATCGCCTTATGGCTCGTAACTTTCAGGAATTTAAATATTATGAAGAGCAATTTCCTAAAGAATTGAAAGTTGTTACTAAGGCCAGGGAAAAAGAGATGGACAAAATCTTTGAAGAAAAAGAAGTAGAAGATGAATCAGTAAAGAAATTTAAGAATGAAGTAGAAGAAGATTGGTCAACAGAAGCGATAGATAGTAAAAAATTAATGGAGGTGACGGTTGAACCTTAGAAGTATAGAAAAAAAGATTCTTGCTAACAAACAACCATTGGATGATGGCGAAGAAGAATATGTTATCAAAAAGATTAATGGTTATTGGGAGAATCATCCTGATGTTTTAAATCGTTATCCTCGTTGGAGAAAATATATAGCCTGGGTTGCAGGTTATCAAAATTATGACTACAATAGGGTTTCAAAGAAATTAGTTGAAGTTCCCCTTAATAGACAGCATAAGATTATTGTCAATAAGCTAAGGCCATATGTTCGCACATTGCTGGCTAAGCTTACCTCAGAAGTTCCACAGATGAGCATTATTCCTAATACTTCTGAAGATGAGGACATAGAAGCCGCACGTTGCGGAGATGCTGTCATTGCTGGATTGGCTGAAAAGTTGAAATTCACGCAGACAGTTGCGGATGTAAAGCTATGGACAATTATCTGCAATAGAGGATTTCTTCGTGTATATTGGAACGAAAGCGACAGTGGATTGTTAGGATATGAAGAAGATAAGGGCAAAGACAAGGGTGAAGAAAATAGCGAAGAAGGGGAAGATAACCTTGCTTCGGGTACAATTGAACCAACGATTCCATCATCTGAAGGTAGTGGAATATTTAAACCTGTTTATGAAGAAGGGGATGTTGATATTCAATGTGTTCCCCCATTTAATTGCAGGGTTGACCCGCTGTATTATGATAGAGATGATTGGAGATGGTTTGTCTATGGATATGAAGATGATGCAGAAGAAGTAGAATCTAATTACGATATAGATAAGGGGACATTAAAGGAAAAGGATATGACATTATCTCAGGCATATAGCCTTACCCTTAATGATAATGAAGATATCTTGATGAGTGCCCCAGATAAAAGAGAAGACGTAACAGGGCGTACTGCGGTTGTTAAAGAATTATGGACCAAGAATATTTGGATATTTGTGTCGGGGTCTAAGGTATTAGACTATGGTATAAACGAGTATAAAGAAATTCCATTCTTTGTTACAGAAGAAAGGCTGGTTCCTATTGATACCTATGAAAAGGAATTTCAATATAATGAATCTGTTATTAAAGATGTTATTCCCTTGCAAAGAAAATATAATGATATGGTTTCCATTGAGAGTATCGCAATGGATAGAGCCAGCAAGTTAAAGGTAATGACACCCATTGGTTCTCTGTTGAGCAAAAGACAATGGACTAATGATTATGGCGTTTTCATTGATTATAACCCTAGGGCTGGTGAGCCGCATCAATTGAAAACAGACCCATTCCCATTTCAAATGGGGGAATTCAAGGGTACACTTGAGAGGGAGATGCAAGCAGTCATGAACCTTGGGCCAGCATCATTCGGTCAATTGCCGGAACGTGCTAGCCATGCTTCAGGAGCATTGGTCAATTTACTGATTGAACAGGATGATGTTGTCCTGAATCCATTGCTCAATCGTATTAACAATGTTGTTTCAGAGGCTTGGTCATTGGCCATGCGGATTGTCCAGAATAATTATACTACTGATAGATATATTCGATATGTTGGAGAGGATGGAACCAATGAGGTAATGAAGTTCCAGGGCGCTGAGCTTAGGGGTAATACGGATGTACGTGTCATATCTCAATCAGGATTACCCAGGTCAAGGGCGCTAAAGATTGAATATATTATGAAACTTCGAGAAGCGGGAATGCTTCCTGATGACAGGGCAAATTTAGAGATGTTGGAATTTGGTCAGGTGGATAAGATATTCAGGGAACAGATGGTCCATGAAAGAAGGGCACATAGGGAGAATGCCTTAATTCATGATAATCCCAATATAGACCCATCTATAACCCCTGCATGGGTATATCCCCTAGAACCACATGAAGTACATAGGAATATCCATCTACGTGATAGGTTAGGTACGAGATGGAATAGATATAATGAAATGCAACAGCAAGCTTTGGAAAATCATATCCAGGCTACGCAACAGCAAATACAAGAGCAGCAGAAAGCCCAGATGGAGCAAGCAATGGCAATGCAAGCTGCTGCTAAAGGTGTAAGCGGACAGGAACCGCGTCCACAGGCACAGTAATGTATCCTATGGATTGCGGAGACTTCGCCCACTTGAGTGATTAAGGATTTATTATGAGTTTATGGGATGATGCCGAAAAGAGAATGGCTGCGCCGGACTCTACCCCTACAAAGGATGGTCAAGATGTTGATCTAGATGTTTTAGATAACGACAATCTTGATACCGAAGATGATCTTGAATTAGACGATGAGGAGGAAGAGGAAGAAGAAGTAGAAGAAACTGATACAGAGAAAAAAGTACCAGTAGAAGAGAAGAAAGCAGACGACACTGGACTAACGCCTGAACAACAGGTTGCAGTTCAAGCAGATGTACTAAAATATGTGGATGGAAATACCATCCTAAAAGTAAAAGGTGTCGAGCGAAAAGCTAGCGATCTTTCGCCAAAGGAGATGGTTGTCTATTTGCAGAAAGGCATGAACGCGGACCGATTGTTCCAAGAACATGCCGCTTCAAAGAGAGAACTGGAACACCAGCGCGCAATTGTTGAGCAGAGCGCTGCGGCTATTCAGGAAGAATTCCGCAAGCATCAGGCCGGACAAGCCGGTGGTCTAGCTGCGCAAGGAAAAGGACTCGGACTGGTTACGACCTTACCCGATTATCTAAAGCCAAGCGCAGATGATACACCAGAAGTACAGCAATGGAAAGAGTCCCAAGTCCAGATGCTTGATGAACACAATGCTATGAAGATGTATATCTCTGGGACAGCCCAGAGGGAAACGGACTTGAAAAAGGTCAATGAAGTTGTGGCATTGAGGGAAACCTATCCGATGGCAAGTGTTGATGAAGTGCTTGCCGTTAAGTCGATTAGGCAGGATATTGACTCTGAAGAACTTATGAGAGCTTCGCATAATTACTACTCTGGTGGGGTTTTTCTTAAAAAGGCTATGGAAGCCAACCCCACGTTTAAGAGAGAATACGATGCGTCAGTAATCAAAGGTTATATGGCGAAGAAAGGCTCTGCCCCCAAGATTCCTGGTAAGAGAGTTCGCAATGCTAATGTGGATAAGGTATCTTTCGGTGAAAAGCGAAAAAACACCTTGAGAACCTTCGAGGACGCTGATTTACTCTCCAGACAGTATGCAAGGGAACTAAACAGAATGGATAAGGAGAGTTAAGTCTATATAGGATTATAAAGTGGCACAAGAATTTCAATGTGGGATTCTTAAAATTCTCGCTGATTAATGGGGAAGCCTAAACATGATGCATGGTAACCCTCAAGAAGCTTTGGCGTAATGATGTCGAACGTAAATTTTGCTTATGCTGCTGGATTATTTGATGGCGAAGGCTGTATTCAAATTGTTAATGATAAATCACAGGGATGGAATAGTTGGAAATTGATGATACAGATGACCAGCACATCTATTAAGTCTATTAACAAAATGATTGGATTATTTGGTGGCTCTTATCGCGAGCATAGGCGAGGTTACGATTCTGATAATATGATACCACGATTTGTTGCATATCATTGGGCGCTTACTAGCGTCAATGCTTACAATGCTTTGAAGAAAATCAAGCCGTTTTTGGTAGAGAAGAAAGAACAAGCTGATATCGCAATGAAGTTTTTTATGTATCAGAAACATACGACATATGATCGAAAGAACAGACTTCCAATGTCTGTTATTAGGAAACGAGAAGATTTCCTACAGAGGCTAAAGGCCGCAAGGACAGCCTCTTTAACGCCAATTGCACTTGCAGAGACTGAGTGCGAGAACGCCGTAATGGGCGAAGCGACAGTCCTCGCTAATTAGAAATAATTAGATAACGAACAATATATTCAGGATATCCTGAAAGAGTTTTATGCCCCCGCTATTGTTAATCAGGTTTACAAGAAAGCCCCCTTCTGGGCACAGGTTCAGAAGCGCGATAAGGGCATGGTTGGAAAGCGGGTGGTTATTCCGGTGCAGACTGCATTTACGGAAGCCGTTGGCGCACGAACAGCCAATAACTATGCGATTCCTTCCGCTGGTAGAAACCTCTTTGACACGGCCTACATTTACATGAAAAGGAATTATGGTCGTATTCAGGTTGATGGTTTTTCTATCGAATCAGCCAAGGGAAAAGGTGGTTGGGTTGATGTTGTTTCCTCTGAAACCAAGGGTGTTTCCGCCGCGTTTGCATTGGATGTTGACAGACAGAGCATGGGCCGAGGCCTAGGTATTCTAGGGAATTATGTTTCCGGCGCTGGCGCTGCTGATGTTGTTGTGAATGATGCGGGTGGAATTGCTGGCGACACTCCCGCTACAAAGTGGTTTAGAGTTGGAATGGTGGTTGATTCCTATAATTATGGGTCAACCTACGCACAGCTTGACAATAGCTTAACCATTTCAGCCGTTACTCCCTCTACTGATACCATTACACTTTCTGCTGTTTCTTCTAGCTCGTTGGTTGACGATGGTGATGGTTATGTTAGGGAAGACGCCCGTACCTTTGCTGCTGCTCCTACCGATGCTAACACTGGTGAAATGATGGGTATTGATGGAATTATTTCCGATGAAGATTCTCCTGCTGCGTGGGATTTTGAAGGAATTGACCGAGGGGCTAATACGTTTTGGCAAGCCCACGTTGACAGCACAAGCCAGGTTATTAGTGAAAACATTATTCAGGAAACATTGGATTCCATCGAAACTCGGACAGATGGTGAAACTGTTAATCTCGCGCTCACTACTTATGCTCTTCGCAATAAGCTTATTGACATCATCCGTGCTGATCGCATGATTGACACGATGGATTTGAAAGCTGGTTGGAAGGCCATCAAGTATGTTGGCGGAAACGTTGAACTTCCTATTATGGTTCATAGATTTTGCCCCGTTGGTTACATGTACTTTATTGCTCTTCCGCACATCACCTTCTACACTCTTCAGAATTTTGTTTGGGACGACAAGGGTGGTGGAGTCCTTAAACCCGTTGCTAACTACGATGCTTACGAAGCATGGTTCAAAATGTATGGCAACATTGGGACCGATTGTTGCAACGCTCACGGCAAGTTGACTGGATTGACGACCTCTTAATTGAGAGTTAATCTGATATAAGCCCTAGGGGAGAGCCGTAGAAATGCGGTCTCTCCCTCCCCTAGGCATCAAAGGAGAGATACCATGAAAGAACCAGTTTGGTTCACAAAGGAATTGGGATTAGTGAATCCTAAATATTTTGCTATTTATAGCGATAAAAGGGGTAAGTATTATATCCGTAAATGGAATGGCGCTTACCCAAGACCTAGGACATGGCGAACAGATAGTACGCCTATTTGTCAAGTTCCATATCCTATGCTAGATCAGAGAATTATTGATACGCTTCGCAAAGGACTTTATTGGGCAAGGAAGGCTAAGGAGCTAGCCATGCAAGTTGATAAGCATAATGACGATATAGTAGAGCAAGAAGATAGAGAGCAGACTTATATCAATAGATACATGGCAAAGCGTATTTATGAATATTATAGAGAAAAGACACTTGATTTGGGGAATCCTAATTTGGCCCCAAAAGCTGTAGGGTTAGGTGAAGTATAATGAGTTTTTCTACGGCTAATTCAGTTTCTATGGTTCGTAGTCTTATTAAGGAAGCTACGGCTAAGTTTTGGGAAGATGCAGAAATAACGTTATATCTTAGCGGCTCTATGCTTAGTATTTGGGCTAAGTATGCGCCCTGGCTATATGACACATATAAAACATGGGCAGATTTTGGAACTACGGCATCTGCGTCATCTTATGTTATCTCCACTGCCATTGGTTCCAATGTCTTTAAGATATCAAAGATTTTAGTTAAAGAAAATGGAGCTAAGCTTCGATATATTCATTCAGATGAAATATATAAATATAGGTCATGGGAAGCAGGATATCCAGTTGGTTGGACTTATAAGGGGAAAACCTCGGTAGAACTTATACCTACTCCTAGTGCTACTGATGCTGATTACCTAGAATGTTATTACATGCCTACATATACAGATATTACATCTTTTCCAGATAGTCTTCAAATGTTGGTTTGCGTTGACGCTGCTATACTAGCTAAGATCAAGGATGAAGACCCAGATGAGGCATTAATGTCAATGAAACAATCTTATGAACAGATTGCCATGCAAGACTTAACCATGTCTTCTATGGACCAAGTCGAGGTATTTCCCGATTTTTGTGAAGAAGATACACTGACATAAGCAATGATTAAAGCAACTGGACAATCTTTCCTGGTGAACGATTTTACGTTTGGAATGGATTGGGGTAGTCCGCCAGCTATGGTTCAACTTGGATGGGTTGTTGATGCCAAGAATATGAACCTCACCTTCTTTAAGGCATTGGAAAAGCGTGGTGGGATGGATTTGCTTTATCCAACAGCATATAATTCTGGTGCATCTATTTCAGGTCTTTATGAATATAAAGCTCCCAATGGAACAGATTATCTTATGGTTTTTTCTGGAACTTCCTGTGGCTATTATGATTCTGGGTGGCATGATATACAGACTGGCCTAACAAGTGGACTGAGGCCATC